GTTCCTCAGGCAGTAAGAGATACTATACCTTTGGGGGATTTTGATTATGAAAATATTAATTTGCTTTGCTGTGAAGCAACTCTTCCAGGTTCTAGTTTAACTACTCATGAAGTTAATAATGATTATCATGGTGTCACTGAGAAGATGGCTTATAGGAGAATGTATGATGAGACATTAGGACTTACTTTTTATGTGGATAGAGAATATAAAGTAATTGAAATGATAGAAGGGTGGATGGATTATATTAGTGGTGTTAATAATAAACAACAGTATAAGGGTGAGTATATAGGTTATAGAATGTCTTATCCTAAGTCTTATAAGAATAATATTTATTTAACTAAGTTTGAAAAGGATCATTTTACTAGAGACTTTAGTTCTACTAGAGGAACATCTACTAGAACTGCTAGGTCTATGTTAGAATATACTTTTGTTAATGCATTTCCTTTATCTTTAACTGCTATTCCTGTTTCATATGAACAGGGACAAGTTTTAAAGTGTAATGTATCATTTAATTTTATTAGGTATGTTCAAGAGAAAAAAAGTGATAGTTTTTCTATTGAAAGTATGAGTGATAGAGTTCCTCCAATAAATAGAGATCCTACTTTAGGTATGAATGATCAGTTGCGTACCATTGGGACAAGAACTGCAACTACCTGATAAATAAACTTACTGAATTGAAAAATTATGCCATTACCTACCATTGCAACACCAACTTATGAACTTGAGTTGCCATCTACAGGAAAGAAAGTTAAATATAGACCTTTCTTAGTTAAAGAAGAAAAATTATTAGTTTTAGCATTAGAAACTGAGAACACCAAGGATATTTCTACAGCAATTAAAACTGTATTAAAAAATTGTATTCAGACTAGAGGAGTTAAGGTAGATAATCTTCCTACTTTTGATATTGAATATCTATTTCTTAATATTAGAGGGAAGTCTGTTGGTGAGGAGGTTGAGGTTAACTTAATTGCTCCTGATGATGAAGTAACTGAAGTTCCAGTGACTATTAATATAGATGAGATTAAAGTTCAAAAGAGTGAAGAACATAATAAGAAGGTTAAGTTAGATGATACTTTAATAATGGAGATGAAGTATCCATCCTTAGATCAATTTATTAAAAGTAATTTTGATTTTGGAGAGGAAGTTAGTATGGATCAATCATTCGATTTGATTGGATCTTGTATTGATAAAATTTATAATGAGGAAGAGGTATGGTCTACTGCTGATTGTACTAAGAAAGAAGTGAAAGATTTCTTAGAGCAGATGAATAGTATGCAGTTTAAGGAGATTGAAAAGTTCTTTGAGACAATGCCTAAGTTATCTCATAGCGTGACCTTTACTAATCCTAAGACACAAGTGGAAAGCACTGTAGTATTGGAAGGGTTATCGTCTTTTTTCGCTTAGGTATGGTGCATATGGATCTAGAGAGTTATTATAAAATTAATTTCGCTCTATTACAGTACCATAAATATTCATTAACAGAAGTTGAAAACTTAATCCCTTGGGAGAGAGACATCTACATTGGTATGTTGAAACAACATCTTGAGGATGAAAAACTCAAGCAACAACAAGAACAACACTGATGCCTGGTCACTACAATCCTGACGAATTTTCGCAGTTGCATAAGACATTAAGTAAATCCTTTGTTATGCAAAGGAAAACTTTGGTGCGAGTTCTTGGGCTTGAAGGAAGAGTTAGTGAGTTAGAAGCACAACAGGCAGCAGAGGAGCAAGCAAAGGAAGGTATAGATGAGATATTAAATGACATACATGAGGCAAAGGAAAAAGAAGTAGGTGGTACAAAAACAAAAACAAAACCAAAGGCTAAAGCAAAACCAAAAGTAAAACCAAAAGCTAAGAAGACAAGGGTTAAAGGTAAGAGAATACGTAAACCAAAGATAGATGCTGATAAATTTAAGAGAGGAACTTCTCAAGAAACTGTAGAAGAAAGATTAGAAAGACAGAATAAGAATAAACAAGAGACTGCAGCTGCAGAAGAGCATAAAAAAACTGATGAGTTTACAGAAACTACTACTGGAACTGATCCAAAAACTGGAGAACCTTTAAGTTCTGAAGAAAGGAAGAGAAGATTTAAAGCTAAATTTATTCCTAAAACTGGATTTGATTCTAAAGATATCAAACCAGAAACTGAAGCAGAGATGGGGGATGATAGTAAGAAGGATAAGATTGTTACTTTTTTGAATGGAGATGTTAAAGATAACTTAGATGATGTTAGAGATGACTTGAAACAAATTGAAGGTCTATTAAAGGATCAGAATAAGTCTGCTGATGATCAGTATGAAGAGATGAGGCAGGGAATTCTTGCTGCTAAAAAGAAAAAGAGGGAGGAAAAATTAGAAGATAAAGATAAGAAACCAGGTAGCGGATTAAAAGATAAGATGTTAGATATGGTAACTAAACCTGCTGGAAATTTCTTTAATAAGATAATAAAATTTGTGACTATGACTTTTTTGGGGGTAGTTGTTAATAGGTTATTAAGTATTCTTAAAGATCCTGCTCAGTTATTAGATCCTATTAAACAATTCTTTAATGTTTTTATCGGAATGTTTAATGCGGTAATGAAAGGGTTGTGGATGATTACTGGAGCTCCTATTAATTTGGTTATTAGTACTATTAATAAGGGGGTTAAAGGTATTATAGATGGTATTAATAGTGTTAGTGGTTTATTAGCATTACCTAAATTAGATGCTCCTGAGATACCATTGATACCTGGTCCTCCTCAGGTTCCAATGATACCTTTATCTAAAACTGCTCAAGAAAAAAATGAAGAAGCAGTTGGAATGTCTGGTGGTGGACTTGTTCCTGGTGATGATGGTATAGATGGTGCTGAAGGAAAGAAAGGAGGTGAAGGTTTAGATGGTAAGGAAGTAGTAGGTAAGGATGGTAAAGATGGTAAGGAAGTAATAGGTAAGGATGGTAAGGAAGTAATAGGTAAGGAAGTAATAGGTAAGGATGGTAAGGAAGTAGTAGGTAAGGATGGTAAGGATGGTAAGGATGGAACAGTTGTAGCAATGGCTGATGGTGGAGTTGTTCCTGGTCCTCAAGGTTCTTCTGGAATGTCAATGCCAACTAGTTCCATAAACCAACAGATAATGAAGCAAACTGATTTTGGTGAGGATGGTAGTATATCAACAAGACAATCGACAGTAGAAGAAAGAAAACAACAATATGCAAAGATGGGAATGCCCTCTATGGAGTTGTGGGATGGATCAGTAGTTCCTAATGTTGGTAAGATGGGTGTTGAGGAAATAATGAAGGGAGTGCAAATGGTAAGGGAAGGTATGGTAGACCACCCCGATAAAGTTAGAGAACTTGATGAGTTTATGGCGACCAATCCTTATGCTCAACCTGAGAAATTGCAGGAGATGATTAATAGAACTGTTCCAGGTACACAAGAACAGGTTCTTGGTGATTTGGGCGATGACATATCTGCAAAGGCAAAAATGTCTGGTGGTGGTATAGTTCGCAATTTAAATGTTAGAAGACAAGGATTTGGTGGAGGAGGATATGCCGCTCCTTATCCAACAACTAATCTTCTTGGTATGGGTCATAATGTTATTGATACTGCTCCTGGAAATATTATGGGATATAATAAAGGAGGAAAAGTTATTAGATATAATAAAGGAGGAAAGGTTCCTGGTTCTGGTACTGGAGATACAGTGCCAGCAATGTTAACTCCAGGTGAGTTTGTGATGAGTAAAGGTGCTGTTGATCAGATTGGTGCTGATAAATTAATGGCAATGAATAAAGCTGGTGGTGGAACTAATCAACCTAAGTTGATGAAGTTTGCTGGTGGTGGGATAGTTCCTGATATTGAAGCTCCTAGTAAAAAACGTGGTGGAGTAGTAGTAATATCTGGTGGAGGAGGTGGTGGTAATGCCCCTGCTGCTGGTGGAGGTGATTCTGGAGGTGGATCTGAAACTCCTAATTTCTCATCCACAGACCCTAATAATATTACTATTCCTGTGGTCAAGTCCCTCTACAATATAATGGGTTAAGAATATGGCTTGGGCAGCATTATTAAAATCAGCAGGAAGTAAAACCGCAATGCAGAGCGGAAAGAAGATTGCGACTAATATAGCTAAGGAAGCAGCTGTAGATAAAATTAAATCTAAGTTTAAGAAGAAGAAAGTAAAAGGAAAAGACATAGCAAAGAAAATGTTAGGAGGTGGTGGAGGTGAGTCTTCAGAAAAAGGAGGAGCATTATCAATTAGACCCTCTAGTTCTATAGTTTCTAGTCCTGCAGGTGGTTTAATACCCACTAAAAAAGATGAAGGTGGATCATTAGTTCTTAGTAATAATTCTAGAGACTTGGGGTTGACTCCTTTTATGGAGTCTGTGATTGGTGTAAAGGAGAGTGTAAAATCTATTAAAGATTCTTTAAATGATAACGCAGAAGATGCAAAAAAAAGATTGGAGAAGCAGAGACTATTAAATGCTAGGTTAAGGAAACAAGAAAGAGAAGAAGAATTAGAAACTAAGAAACCTGGATTGGGAATAGGTAAAAAGTTATTAAAGCCTGTAAAGGATGCTGGTGTTAGTTTCTTAGAAAAATTAAAAAGATTTTTTGTTAATACACTTCTTGGTATGTTTGTCAATGCTCTGATTGGAGGAGCACGTGATGTTGTAGTAGCTTTTATATTTGGATTTAAAGCCTATAGAATGGCTAAAGATGCTGTAATAAAATTTGTACTTAATTTAAAAGGAAATATAGGGAAGGGTCTTAGTAAAGCAGGAGAAGGGATATCTAAGGTTGGATCATCTATTGGTAAGTTTCTTGGTAAAGTACGTAGTGTCTTAATTGGATGGATAAAAAATGCAGTTAAAGGAGTTCAAGCTGCTATTCGAGGTGCTGCTAAATTAGGTGGGAAAGTTCTACAAAGTGGTAGTAAATTTTTAAAGAAGACTAAACCTTTACAGAAGGTTAAAAATTTTATTAGGAATCCTCGTAAGACTCTTAAAGCATTACAGAAAACTAAAGTTGGTAAACTTGCTACTAATTTAATTAAGAGTCCTGGTAAGACTTTACAAGGAGGTCTTAAGACACTTCAGAAGACTCCAGTTGGTAAGACTGTTACTAATTTAATTAAGAGTCCTGGTAAGACTTTACAAGGAGGTCTTAAGACACTTCAGAAGACTCAAGCTGGTCAGGGGGTTACTAATTTTATTAAAGGAAGTTCAAAAGGACCTGGTATATTTGGAAAGATTAAAAATTTAGCAGGTAGTGGAGTAAAAGCATTAAAAACTGGAGCTACCAAGATTAAAACAAGTGCTTTGAAAGCTGCAGATAATCTTGGTAAAGGTTTTATGAAGAATGTGAATAGTATAGTGAGTGGTGTAAAAGAGAAAGCTGCTAGTTGGGCTAAGAAACTTGGTGATATTGTTGAGTTAGCTAAGAATCCGCAGAAACTAATCACTAAAGTAAAGAGTATGCTTAAGGGTGTGATGGATGGGATGGTGAAGAAGAATAAGATAGTTAAACAAGTAATGGAGGTGGCTAAAGATCCTAAGAAAATTAAAAAACTTATTACTCAGGTAGGTAAGAATAAGAATGTTTTAAAGACTAGAAAAGTTCTTGAGAAAGGAGCTAAGTTAAAGATTGCTGGACTAGATGCAGTGCTTGCTGCCTTAATGGGAGTGATTGATTATACATTTATGGGTGAGTCTCCTGTTAATGCTATTCTAAGAGCTGCAGGTGCATTGGTAGGATATACTGCAGGTTTTGCTATTGGTGCTCCCTTTGGTGGTGTGCCTGGATTTATTACAGGTATGGCTGGTAGTTTTATGGGAGAGAAAGCTGCTGATGGTATTGCTTCACTCTTAGCTAAGACTACTCCTTTAGGAACAACAGAAGACCCTATCATGAAAGATGGTAGGATGATAGCAAGAGATCCTTTCAGTGGTAAAGGGGAAGGAGAAAGGATGGATAACTTACAAGAGAAGCAAGCTCAGTTGGGTGATAATAAAGTTGAAGATGTATCACAGGACATCTCAGAGTCTGCATCATATGAAGATGGTGCAGAGGAATCTACTGTAGTGATAGATGGTGGTGGTGGAGATCAAGCACCACCTCCAATATCTCGAGCAGGTAAGACTAAATTTATTTCTTTGGAACTTGATAAGCAAACTATATTAAATAGTAATCATGAGGCTAACACTAACGCAGCTCTTTATAAGGTATAATAATGTCTAATAAATCATCATCATTATCAGGAGATATAAGACAGTTTGATATCTTTCAAGCGAAGGATGGAGGAAAGTCTATTGATGCGTCTGGTGGTGTAGTTGATATAAAATATTATGAGGATATATTATCCAATTCAGTTTCTTTAAGTGCTGTTATTGTAGAGACTGGAGAGAGTGATGATAAGAAACTTGGTAATGTAGGAATATTAGATGGTCTTCCTATACGTGGAGGAGAACCATCTCATATAGTAATTGCAGATCATGATAAGAATGTTTTAAAATTTAAAGATGATAATAAACTATATGTTAATAGAGTTAGGAATGTTATTGCTGGAACTCAGAAGGATGCTTATTCTATAGACTTTACTTCTAGAGAAATGCTAGCCAATGAGCAGTGTAGAGTGTGTAAAAGATATGATGGTAAAATATCTGAGAATATTAAAAAGATTCTTACTGAAGCAACTTCATCAGATGTTGGTATAAAAACTAAGAAAGAAGTAACTGTTGATGAAACTGCAATCAATTATAATTTTATAGGTAATGATAGGAAACCATTCTATGTGTGTACTTGGTTAGCATCTAAATCTATTCCAGCAGAGGCAGGTTCAGTAGGAGGTTCAGCTGGATATGTTTTCTATGAAACTTATGATGGATATAATTTCAGATCTTTAGATGCTTTAGCTGAGCAAGAATCTAAAGGTAATTATCTTTTTAGTAATACAGATGATATTCCCCCAGAATATACAGGAAAGATAATAAGTTATGATATTAATAAAGATATTGATCTTCAAAATAATTTAACTATAGGTGCTTATGCTAATAGAACTTTGTTCTTTGATTTCTATGCTTACAATTATAAGGTGAGAAATTATAGTGTAGATGAATCAGGTGGTTCTGAGAATAATAAAGGAGCAGGAAGTAAAGGTAAGATTGTAACACTTGGATCTGATGAAATTGATTCTGTCGCAGATGAATTTAGACTACCAGTTTCAAGATTAATGAATAAAGTTTTGGATGTAGGAACACTTCCTTCAGGTAAGGATATAGATGAGCAGTTAAAGACATGGAAGAATAGTCCTTTTGATCCTACTTACGATTCCACTAAGACTATGGTACAATCTGTGATGAGATACAATCAAATGTTCTCAATTAAAATAAATATTATGATAGCAGGAGACTTTAGACTCCGTGCTGGTGACTTGATTCGTTGTGAGTTCCCTAAATTATCTACAGAACCTAATACTAGACCTAATAAGGTAAGTGGAGGACTATATATGATATCAAGTTTATGTCATAATATCACTCCAAGAGAAACTTATACTAGTTTGACTCTTGTGAGAGATACTTTTGGAAGTAAACCTTTTTAAGCTGATTGAAACATGACTACTAAAACTCCTGACCACAATTTAGATCATGAGGTCTACATTGATCCTAAGGATCATAAAGAACATATTAATCATGGTATGATTGAATATACTGAGGCAGATTTAGAGATGCACAATGATGCATTCCATGCTCACTCAGAAAATGAAGTGAATAAGAATGAAGGTAAGATTAATGATTGGCATACAAGACATGAGGATCAGCACTTAGAAGTTTATTGCGATAATCATCCAGACTCTTTAGAGTGTAGAGTATATGACGACTAATGATTGAACAAGGATTAGTAAAGACACATTTTTTAGGAAAAGATGGATTCATCTGGTGGATTGGTCAGGTAGTTGATCAAACCAAGTGGGCTGGAAACTTAGGTGGTTCTCCTACTAAGACCACAGAAGATCAGAGGGGGTTTGGCTTTAGATATAAAGTCAGAATCATGGGGTATCATACAGCATCCCCAACTGATCTTACTGATGATGATCTTCCTTGGGCATCAGTAATGTTCCCAGTCACTGCTGGAGTATCTGGTGGAGCAATCAGCGCGCCTAATTTGAGGCAAGGTGATTTTGTACAAGGATATTTTTTAGATGGTGAGGATGCACAGCAGCCAGTGATCATGGGTGTGATTGGTTACAACCAATACACTGCTGTCATGAAGAACATTCCTGACACTGGGTTCCTTCCTTTCAGTGGTTACACTACAGAAGATGAAGTTCCTAGAGGTGCTTTACCTACTAATCAGGAAGAAGCAAAGGGAGTGGCAGAAGATGTTGATGTTTCTAAAACAAATAATAAAGAAGTATTAGAAACTGGTGTTAGTCAAGTTGGTAGAGATGATGGAGCAACTAATGAACAGTACTTAAATGAAAAGAAATCATCAACCATAGCATCTAATGCTGATTGCGAGAAAGCTCCTACTGGATCTATTCAGAGAGAAATAAAGAATATGATAGCAGAGGTGCAGAGAGTGCAAAAGACTGCTACAGATTGGGAGACTAAAGTATCTACTAAGGTTGATAATATAGAAAAAGAAATAGCAAAGATAAAGGATAATACTACCAAAGCAATTACTGGAGATGTTAAGAGGATAACAGCAGAACTTCAGAAGAATGCTTTGAAGAAAGTTAATGATGCTATGAGTGATACTTATTATGAAGTCTTTCCTACAGAATTACCTTTAGTAAAAGAGAAAGCAGATGAAGCTAACACTGAATTAGCTTGTGCTTTTAAAAATATAATGAAGAATCTTAGCGGTATGATAGGAAGCTTTTTGGATCAGATATCTGATAAAGTTATTAATACACGTCCATGTACTGTTGAAAATTTTTTAGGATCATTGTTAGGAAAAATTAGTGGACTTATAGATTCAGCAGTAAGTTCAGTTATGAAACCTATAAAAGCAATGCTAGCTGGTATGGGTATTGCTTCTTCTTCTCTTGATGATGTAATGGGTTTTGCTACTGATCTTCTTTCATTCCTTTCTTGTGATGAAGAACCTAAATGTTCTGATGTTAAAGAATGGAATCCAGTTAATGGTCCTGAGAAAACAACAACTTTAGATTTATTTTCTATAGTAAGTAAAGCTAAGGAGGCTGCTTCATTAGTTCAGAATGCAGTTGAAGGTTTCTCTAATATTGGTGATGCTATTTCTAATGTAGCAAACAATGCAGATTTTTCTGATATATTTAAAGATAGTTGTGATGTAGGACCAGTATATTGTGGACCACCTACTGTTGAGTTTATAGGTGGAGGTGGTAGTGGAGCAACAGGAAATGTTATAGTCAGTGCTCTTACTACTGTATTAGGAGTGGATATTATTACTCCTGGTGGAGGATATATAGGTGCTCCAAGAGTTAAATTTATAGATTCTTGTGATAAAGGTAGGGGTGCTGTTGGTAGAGCTGTTATGGGTCAGGTTCCAGTGCAAGTAAGGGTTCCAGTGCAAGTAACAACAACTTTACCTGATGGAACAATTACTTTAGTTCCAGATCCTACTGGAGCAACTACTCTAATTCCAGATCCTACTGGAGCAACTACCTTAGGAGTAACTAATATTGTAATGGATGATACTGGGATAGATTATCTACCTGCTCCAGATGGAAGTCAAGGTGGTGATGGTAGGACATGGGCAGGAGCTGATGAGACTACAGTAAAAAGATCTGATGGAACATATGATACTCCTTATCAGCCAGGGACAGTGGTTGATTTAGATATAGGAGATGAGTGGACACCACCTGGAGGTGGAACTATTTTAGTTACTGAACCAGTGTCCATTACAACTCCTTTACCTACTGGAACTACTACTGGAACTACTACTGGAACTACTACTGGAACTACTACTGGAGGAAGAGGAGGAGTTCCTTCAGGAACAAAAGGACCTTTCCCTTCTACAGGAGCAGGAGATTATCCTGTAGTGCTTGAGATAGATGATATTAATATAACTAATCCAGGATTTGGATATAATCCTAATAAAGATAAGGTTATAATTGAAGCAGGTGATGGGACTTCTAAAGGATCTGAGTTAAAAATTAAAACTGATCCTTTGGGTTCTCTTATCGGAGTGGATGTAGTCAAAGGTGGTATAGGATTCAATGAAGATCCTAAGATTTACATTCAGAGTGATTCAGGTTATAATGCTAAGATGATTCCTGTATTTAAGGTAAATAGAGTAGGAGAAGATTCAGCACCTGAAATAGTTGCTGCTGCTGGTACTCCTGGTGTAGTCCAAGTCATAGATTGTGTAGGTAAAGTTTAATGGCTAAGAAAGAAAATTTTCATCCCTATATGATTGGAACTGAGCATGGACGCTTAAGTTTTGGTCAGATAAGAAAGGCTAATGAGATTTCTGCTTGCATGTTGCAGAGTGGTCCTGATGGTGGTCGTCATTACATTACTTTAGACCACACTGGAAACAAAGAAGATGGATCTAAAGGATCTACTAGATCTGTATGTCCTGGAACATATACAGTTAAGTCTGGTAAGGATATTGTTAATTATCCTGAAGGTAGTTCAGACCCCAGAAATATACCTGCCATCTGGTATGAAGCAGAGAATGGTGATATAATAATCAAAGCACCAAGAGGTAGGATTAAATTAGAAGCAGAGTCTATTGAACTTACTGCTAAAGGAATTGATGGTAAGTCTGGAAACATTTTATTAGAATCTGATGATAAGATAGCATTAAATAGTCAGACTGTTGATATAAGATCAAAAGTATCTACTAAAATATTTTCTGAATCTACTGTTGATCTGATTGGTAATGGCATTATGAATGTCTATGGTGGTCTCTGTGACTTTGCTGACAGAACCACTAAAGGAAAAAGATCTAAATTTCCATCTATTAATGAGGAGAGAAACGCAAAATGAAATTCGGTAACATTCTTGTAGGAAAAAGGTTGTTTGTTGGTGATGGCAAGCCAAAAGCATTAGGTAAAGGTGAAGGTGAGGTAAGAGGATCTGCTTATTTTGAAGGACCTGTTCAGGTAGGAAGGGATAGGGATTATAAAACAATTGAAGCAACAGTAATGATTGGTACTGAAGATAATAGTGATAGTCTTCCCAATAGAGTTGCTACTGTTCAGGATATTGAAGATGGAGTGGAGAGTCCTGCCAGGTTAGTCCTTAAATGTAGGGGTAACGTACATATTGATGGATATGGTAAGACTAAAGAGACTCTTAAAATTAATAGTTTTGCAGGAAATGCTATTGATATTAATGATGGAACTGTCTGGATAGATGATTCAGGTGAGGCAATGTTTGCAGTAGGAACTGATGGTGAAACTATGTCAGCTAGATTTAATTCTGCTGATGGTAGACCAAAACCTTTTGATATTCCACATCCATCTAAAGAAGGTTGGAGATTAAGATATGCTTGTATTGAGGGAGCAGAAGTTGGAGTTTATCATAGAGGAAGAGTGAGAAATAGTAAGGAGATTGCATTACCTAATTATTGGAAGGATCTTGTTCATATGGATAGTATTACTGTTCAATTGCAACCAATAGGAGCACATCAAGATATTATTATAAAGAGATGGGATGATCAAAAGATATATCTTCAAGCAAAAGGTGGTATGCCTATTGATTGTTTCTATCATGTATATGCTGAGAGGAAGGATATTAATCCATTAATTACTGAGTATGAGGGAGATAGTTGGAAGGATTATCCTGATCCAAATTATAATCCTGATAAAGTAAATTATAAAGATAGGACATTTACTGATCAAAGATTTTCTGGTCCACCTAATACAATAACTATGTGAAGAAATTAATTTATATTGAAGATGATTTTTTAGATTCTTCTTCTTGTCAATCTTTTATTGATTTATCTAAGGCAAATAAAAAAGAGATGCCTTATGGAAATTCAAGTAGAGGAGGAGATACTTATCTTACTACAGTAGAATGGAAGGATCATACTGCTGTATATCTTGGGGGTGATGTAGATTCTACAGTACCTTCATTAGATAGTGAAGTTGTAATGAGAGTGAATAGTTTATGTAAGACTTTTGATGAGACTTCTAAGTTAGATTATGTGGGTGTAGTAAGGTGGCCTGTTGGTACTTTTATGAAACCTCATTTAGATGATAATAATAAACATAATCCAGATATATTTGCTGCTATGCTCTATCTAAATGATGATTATATTGGAGGGCATACTTGCTTTGAGCATATGGAAGTGAAACCTGAAGCAGGAAAGTTAATTATATTTTCTAACGCACATTACTTACACTATGTCAGTAAGGTAGAAAAGTCTGAAAGGTTTGTACTTTCTTTCTGGTACAATAAATCTTGACATATTTTATAAGGTATGTTATAGTGAATTATTATTGCTGGAAGTCTAATGAGTGACGACCTATTGGCTAAGTGTGTTATTGATACAAGTAAACGAAAGGTATATCTTTATTCAGATAATGGTAAGGAAAATGTGGTGAGTTGTGAGACAGTAGAAGAGTTTATGAACGTGCTTAGCTTTGTGCGTGATAAGGTAGAAGAAGAGAGAGTATTTTATTCAGACCCTCTCTGAGGGAAATTCAACTTTTAATTCCAAAATCGGGGGAAAAAAATCTCCAGGTATTTTTTGCCCTATTAGTTTTTTTCGGATTCTAATTCTCTTTTGAGTTCTTGCTTCATTTGCTCACGTGCTCTTATTGCTTGTTTTCTCTCTGCTTCTTGATCCATTTCTTTTTGCTTTCTTTTCTTTTCTTTCTCCATATTGCCAGATACTATCTCACGGTATGAAATTGCTTTCTTCTTACGATCTTCTATTTGCTTCTTTTGCTTAGATTGAAGCTCTTTCCTCCTTTGCTCTAAGTCTTCTTGTAGATCAGAATATGATTTCATTTTATGGACAATTTTTAAATATTTAGTTGAATATATATGTGATGATAAAT